CCATCTACCACACCACCTAAATCAGGGATGCTAAGTGTATTAGCTGAGTCTCTACTAAATAGAGTGCCTTGGTCTAAGAAGGTTGATGATGTGAAGCCACTAGCTGGTAGGTTAGTTAAAGCACTACCATCACCATCAGCCATTAAGATACTCCCTGTGCTATCAGGCAACGTAATCGTTCTATCCGTATTTGTGTTAGGGGAAGTTAAGGTTATTACACCCGTACCACTTGCGTTACCACTTACTTTTAATTTGCTCATATTCTATTCTCCTAAACGATTGTCCATACTGAACCAGTTGGTACTTCTACAGTAACACCTGTATCTATAATAACTGGTCCTGCAGAGACTGCATTTGAACCAGTACTAATCACATAATCATTCTTAACTGTGTAAGCGTGCTCAAATAATCCTGTAAGGGTTTTATTACCCTCATCAACAGATTGTTTCTGCCCCAACATACTATTACCTATATAAGCCATCTGCTCCTCCTATGTTATTTCTAGAATACTAGCAAACGCTGCCAAGTCACCAGCAACACTTGCTGTTACTTTTAGTTTATCACCTGCTTGTAAGTTTAATGGTTTATCTAGTATTAGTGTTGAGTCTGCTGGTACGGGTACTGTCTTGGCGACTGGTACATAAGTTGTACCACCATCAAATGTTACCTCTACAGTAGCATCTACTGAGTTAGTACCATCTATATTAGATAGGTATAGTGCGTGAACAAGACATTCTGTACTCGCAGCACAAGTATAGATAATGTCTCCTGATGTTGAGATGTCTACATCTCCTGCGTTTACAAATGTGTTTGCCATTTTATTTTCCTATTATTAAATTAATTAACCACCTAATGCGATTGCCATAGCTACTGCTGTGCCTGCTGCATCATATCCTGAGTGTGTGTGATTTCCTTGTGCAGCTGTTGTTGCTGTTGTTCCGAAGTCTACTTCTAATTCTGTTGATGTTATCTTTAAACCACCACTTGCTTTAAGGTCCAATGAAAATTGAGTGGTAGATAAATCTAAACCATCACCAGCAGTATATGTAGTATCTGTATCGGTAGTTTGAGCTACCCAAGATAACTGAGCAGAACCATCAGTCTTTAACACATACCCAGCAGTACCATCTGCTTGTGGATACTTAAGACCATCTAGAACTACATCACCAGTACCGTGTGGTGTGATTGCTATATCACCATTAGATGCTGAGACTATTGAGTTTCCATTAACATCTAAACTACCACCTAGTTGAGGCGTAGTGTCATCAACTACATCTGAGATACCTACTGCAGATGGTGTCTCCCAAGTATAAGTACCTGCCACAGCACTAGCTGTTAATACCTTACCATTATTAGTTGTACTGTTTGCAGGAACGTGTGAGTTTCCATCACCAGAAGGATGTGTATAGTTAATAGTGCCTGCTGCATCTACACCTAATGATGTTCTTGCTGTAGTACCTGTTTCATTAACCCACTTAGTTCCGTTATGTACTAAGAAGTGGCTATCAGCAGGAGTCGTGATAGTTGTATCAGTCATCTCTGCTAATGTATCTGCTGTATCTACCTGTGCATCTACATATGCTTTAATAGACTGCTGTGTAGCTAAAGAAGTAGCACTATCAGATGACATATTATCTTCATCTTTGATAGCTGTAATACCATCAAGAAGATTAATCTCTGTTGCTGTAGAAGTAACTCCGTCTAATATGTTTAACTCAGCTGCTGTAGAAGTAACTCCATCTAAGATATTAAGTTCTGTATAAGTAGCGGTAACTCCGTCAAGAATGTTTAGTTCCGCTGTGGTAGAAGTAACACCATCTAGTAGGTTTAACTCAGTAGCAGTAGATGTCACACCATCAAGGATATTAAGCTCAGCTGCTGTAGATGTAACTCCGTCTAAGATATTAAGCTCAGCTGCTGTAGAAGTAACTCCATCTAAGATATTAAGCTCAGCTGCTGTAGAAGTAACTCCATCTAGGATATTCAACTCAGCAGCTGTTGAGGTTACACCATCTAAGATGTTAAGTTCAGCTGTGGTAGAAGTTACTCCATCCATTAAGTTTAACTCTGTAGCCGTAGCTGTAACTAATGTACCACCTAACTTAAGACCGTTAGTACCGTCGTGAGATGCTACATCAAAGTTATAAGCACCATCACTAAAGGTAGTGTGACCTGTAATAGTTGGTGTGTTAAGTGTTGGAGATGTTAATGTCTTATTAGTAAGGGTGTCTGTAGTAGCCTTACCAACTAAAGTATCTGTAGCATTAGGTAATGTTACAGTAACATCTGCCGTAGCATCAGGTATAGCTAGAGTTAACTCGTAAGCATCTGCTGTAGCCCCCTCAAATACTAAAGAGCTACCTTGAATAGTAGCATTAATAGTTAGAGTATCAGTAGCATCACTACCTAAGACTACGTTACCGTTGTAGGTAATAGAACCATCTGCTGTTACATCACCTGCAAAGTAAGCATCTTTAAACTTATAAGTAGAAGAACCTAAGTCAATAGCATTAGATGTCTTAGGTAATACTGAACTACCTGATACTGTTAGCTCTTGTGCTGGACCTACTTTAGTTATTACACCACCTTCACCCGTAGTACCATCGTGGGTATGTCCTGTTGCACTTGCAAATGCTGCTACTAATTGGTCATATTCATTATTGAATAAGCTTGAGTTAATTGTATCTCCATCACTGAATGATGATTGTCTTGAATATGTTGCGCCCATTCTTTATCTCCTTCCCGATGGAATTAAATCTATATACATACCCTGAATAGAGTATGGTGGATTTTTATCATTACTATAAAACTTAAAGCTGTTTGAGAAACCGCTTCCCCATAAGTTAATCTTCTTCATAGGTATCTCTGGTGAACCAAACCTAGCAGTTCCAAACACCGCAACACCAAATAATGATGGTGTTAATAAAGTACCTAATGAAAATGTTGCTGGCTGTGATAGTTCTGGGTCTTCAAAATCATACCTAACATCCATATTAATATCACTATCACCCTCGGGTTTAATAGATAACTTAATGTAATGTAATGTCTTTCTAATACCTACATCACCATAGTCAATGTCTGGTGTCTTAAACTCTGCTGAGATGTTATCACCATCAAAGCTATTACCTATATTATGAAAATGTACATAACCATCGTAGTCACCGTGGTATGCCCTCTCAACATTCTCTGTATTGTAGTTAGAAGTAAAACAAGATGCTTCAATACCCTGTAACTCTGCCCACTCCCATACTGGGATACCTTGAGCATTAATCTTAAATGTTCCTACGATACCTTTCTGTGACAACTTAGATGTAGCACTCTTAGTATAAAATAATCTATATTGATTCTGTGTTCTTATTACAGCTGATGATACATCATAGTTATCAACATCAATTACTAGCTCATTAATTACTGGAATAATCTTATGAGAGATAGAGGATAATTCTATATCATCAATACGTGCTGTTGCAGCAACTGTACGAATACCGTCTGGTGCTAAGAATACTAAGTCACCACCAATCTCCTGGATACTAAAGCCATCAATACAGCCAATGTTTCTTGTTACGTCTGTAATAGCAATGGATGCCGATACATTAATGTTAACAAGTTTATTAATACTATGTAGTGAAAAGATAATCAAGTCATCACGGAAAGTCTTAAGCCCTGTTACCTTATCACCTACATTTAAAGAACCTGAAGACGCTCCTGTAAATACAGAGTCATCGTATCTATCACTATAGTAAACTGTCTCTGGCTTAGTTGACCAAGCACCAAGAACAACGTGGTCATCGTGAGTAACACAGAATTGTGGTTTAGGTATATCAGCATATACTGGGGATGCTTTAGATAACCCAAAGGCATCATACAAACCTCTATGGAATTTAAACTGACGCACACCACTTACTAACTTAGTTTCTAAATAGATAGGAGCATCTACACCGTTAACCGCTGTTATACGTGGACTATCTATCCCTGTAGGAATGTATTCTGTAAATTGATATCTGCCTGAGGTATCTAATGTTACAACTGTTCCTAACGCTAAATTTGCAGCTGTCGCCCAAGAAGCTGTCCATATCTTATTAGCTTCTTCACAGGATTGCTGTGTAGTATAACCACCTGCTGAACAAGAACCATAATCTTTATTGACTTGTATCCAATCATACCCATTCTCAGACCAATAAATACCGCCTGATTGACAAGCCCAACCACCTTCTTTATGTGCGTGAATACCTTTTAACGAGGCAGAAGTTCCTGCTGGTGTTACTGAACTTGTAATAGTAGCCGTTATTGTAGCACCTGAACCAGATACACCTGAGTCACTGATAGTAATAGTAGGAGCTATTTGATAACCACTACCCCCTGCAGATAGTGTAACACCTGTGATAACTCCTGAACCATCTATAGTTAATGTACCAGTAGCTCCTGTGCCATTACCTTCTGAATCAGTAATAGTAAGAGTAGAGGCAGCACCATACCCCGTACCACCCGCTGTTACAGATAATGCAGTAACAGGACTGGACATAAACTTTCTATATCCATTTACTCTTCTATAACCACCGTGGATAGATGCTTCAAAGTTCTTTAATCTTGTTGCAGCACCAGGTGTTTTAAACATATCAAAAGATGATGATGTCTTATCAAGACCACCACCTATCGATACTGCTATTCCTTGTTCAGCTGCCATACTTTATACAAACCTTATTCTGTCATCAGTCATTACTGATGGTTGTGGTTTACCAGTATAAGCTTTCATAAGCTTGATACCTTTCTTGTATTCATCTAATGCTAAAGCAGATAACTGAATGTTCTCTTTAAACTGCCAGATATAATAACGGGCTCTTGCTGATAGTACTGCTGTCCATTGCTCTGGGTATTTAACTTCATCACCGTGAGCTGTTAGTTCTGCAATCTGTGCCCAAGCGTAGAAATAAATTCTGTATGCTTTATCTGGTAATGGGGATAAACCAAACTTACGACCACAAGGAGACATAATAACTTTAGTAGGTTGTCCATATGTTGCTGTATCTTTAGCGTTGTCGTCTGATTCCCTATAATGCTTACGCCAAGTCTCTACAGTTATAAACTTTAAGCCTTGCCTAGTGTGGGGAGTACTATGTGTTGATGTCCAAGTACCAGGACAATCATCTGTATTATCATAATCTGTCCACGTACCACTCGCGGCTACACAAGTACTAGCTGTAGTATACGCAGCATCAGAACATAAACCTGTACCTGTAGAACAAGTACCTACGTACTCTGTAGTTAGATAGAAGTTATCCCAATCTACTCTACCAAAGTCCTTAGCTGTTCCGTGAGAACCACTGGAATGTTTCTTTAGGTAATACCATCTTGTTCCTGCTACTGAGTCAACAAAATTATTACCATACTCGTCATTACCTACACCAGCACAAGCAGATGATAACCAAGGGAACTCTGGGTTCTCATTGGCGATGTCGAAGTATGCTCTATTAATAGCATCTTTAACAAACTTCTGAATACCTTTAGCGGTAGCGAAGTTAGAAGAAGTAAGTTGGACTTCGTTTAGTTCACCTAATATTTCATTAGTTAATCCTAAATATGTTTGTACATCTGCCATTCTTACCTCTTATATAATGTGGAAGAGAGCCCAACTAAGGACCCTCTAAAGTTACTACCGAATTAGTCGATAGTAATAGTAGCTAACGCTAGTGACTCAGGACGTAATACTTTACGACCCCATACCAATAGACCTCTTACGATGTCTCTGAATGAAGTAGTAGAACGTACTGTTTCAACAGTCGATAAAGACTGTGCACAAGACATTGCTGACATATGACCAGCTAGTACCGTAGGCAGGCTTGAACCTGAGAACGAACCAGCACCTGTTACAGTAGGCATATTGTTAGACTTATACATCTTGAAGCCACGTAGTGAACCTGAAGCAACTAGACCGTTACGTAGACCACCATCACCTTGGTTGTAGTCAACTGACATCAACTTAGATGAAGTTTGTGCTAACTCCTCATAGAACTGAGGTGCAGCTACAACCCAACGATTCTCTTCTGGTACGTTGTTGTCGTCTAATTGACGAGCAAGACGTGCTAGAACATTCAACGGGTCTACTTCACCTGAAGCGTGACCAGTATCGATAGGTGCTGATGACGTACCATACGTATTAGTTGTCGCGCCAGTTACAGCCGCTTGTAATACGTTAGAGTCGAAAGAGTCTTTCAACTTGTACGCTGCGTTATCAGACGCAATCTGTTGCCAGTTTACGTGTGAGAAACGTGCTTCTAAGTCATCTACCTCGAACTGGAAGTACTTAGCTTGGTCTACTTGAAGAACTAATTCTTCGTCAGTAAGGTCCGTGCTAGAGAGAGTTGCATCACGAGTGTAACTGTTTACACTGATTTGCGGCTCTTTGATGATGTTAACTGTATCACCGAACTGAGCGATTTCACCCATATAGTCAGTGTTACAGATTGCTTCAGCTACTGCTGATTTACGGAAAGCAACTTGTACTTTCTTTGAAAAAACTTCTGGCAGCCAAGACGAGTTTGTTTGTCCCGAGACGGCTGGGTCGAAGTTCATTGATGCGCCTGTTTCGAAGCCCATAATATTTCTCCTGTTTAGATATCAAGCAACCTATTGCTAGGGTGTAATCTATCATTACTTAATTAAACTAACCTTCTCTAATTCTTCCAGTTTGAAAAGCAGCATCAATCTCTGATTGGTATTGCTCATACTGGTCAACAGAAAGGTTAGCGATTTCTGAGGTTGTCCATAGTTTCTCTTGAGGTGAGTGGTCTTCAACTTTCGTTTTGACTGATACTGCATCTGCAGCAGAACCTCTCGTATCTTTCTGTGGACTAGTTTTTTTCGACACAGCTCCAGCTTTACTAGTAGTAATTCCAACATCCTGTTTGTATAAGTCAATAGCTCTGGAAGCTAACGTAGCATCTCCGTTGTTCTCATAAATCCAAGACTGAATTGCTTCAGGTTGAACTCGTGCCCAGTCGTGGAACTCTTCAGATTCTCTGATACTGGTGAAGTCAGGATGTAAGTTTAGGAGCTCTTGCTCTGCTGCTCTACGATTTGCTACGCCTTCTTTCTCTGAAAGCTTTTGAACTTGTGACTGTAAATCAGACAGTTGTTCTTCGGCTCTCATATGTGCTACTGTTTCTACTACATCATAAACATCGGGATAGTCCTCTCTAAAAGTAGCCAGTTCTTCTGGGGTTTTAGGTGCGGTATAGGTAGGTCGGTTAGCCAACATCTCTGCTTTGAGTGATGTTTCTTTAGATTTCCAGTCTCCTAGTTTTCTATCATAATGTTTCTTCAAATCATCGTAACGCTTTTTAAAGTCTACCTTCTTGAATTTATCATTGGGTTCTTCTTTATAAGTGTCGTCTACCGAGGTAGCCTCTTTGTTTGCAGTATCTGTAGTGACCTTTTCTTCTTCTAAGATTGTTGTCTCACCATTAGATATTACCGCTTCCTTACGAGGGGCTCGATAAGCTAAAGAATCATCAGCGCTTGTAAGACCTCTCTTAGCGTCTTTGTTACTGTTGTCCCATTTCTTATTTGCGTTATAAGGGTTTGCTTGTGGTTGTTGGATTTCCTCCGTTCTTGTTGCTGTTGCTGTTGTCATATTGACCTCCATTAAGTGCCCATTCTATTGGGGTGGCTTTCGGGGTTGCTCGTCCCTTACGGAACTTTTAAATCCAAGGTGCTCAATTAAGAGGTAGCCTTGGGGTTGTCACTACAAAGTCAGTCTCGTCTCGTCAGTTTGACTGGGGGTTTGTAGTTAGTTTATTTAAAACGGATTAGAATCCGCGTTGTCTTTTAATTTCTTGTTGTCTTTGGTACTCGGCATTTTGTTTTCTTTCTTCCTCATCTGGGTCGATAGTTCTCTGTACATCACTCTCCAGATAGTCCATAGCGCCATCATAGGCTTTACCCATAGACTTTAGAAGTGAGCCTAACATACCTTCTTTATTGTTTAATACTTTAGGACGTTGTACATAGTTACCTTCTTTATAACCAGGTCTATCAAAGAAACCACCTTTAGCAAAACCTGTGTCGTCCATTTGTTGATACTCTTGCTTCATAGATGATTCGTCATATTCACCTTCTGCTTTGTCCATCATCTTACGTAACTTGTCTACACCTAATTGCTTAACTGCTTTAGCTGTAAATACAAACTCACCATCTGATAACTTAGCATTAATAGAATCACTGGTCTCTGTACCTGGTCCATCTACTGCACCATCACCTGTAAAGTCTGAGTCTACTGCTGACCCTACTTTATTAAGGATACCTTCTAGCTCTGGGTAATCAGACATTGCTTGCCCTAACACCTCAGTCTCTTCAGGAGATAAACCTGTTTCTGA